ATCATGTCGTACCATTCTGCTCTATGGTTATGTCTATCTACATAACATTCTTCCTCATTGGCATAACCGTATTTGTCTTTTAGATCATTGAATATAAAAAGTTCAGAACAAAATTTTGATGATGACTGAAATGAATAGTTGTACTTTTCTAACATTTCGCAAACAGTATCTTTGCCGTGTCGGCCGTGCCCTACTACGAGGAGTTTTGGTAACATAAAGTATAATCCTTTTTAATTAAATTAATTATACTGTATTTTATGCTACTTGTCAATAGTTTTATTTAAAAATTGATTATAGGTCTCTTCAAAACCTACTTCGTGTGTGTAGCCTTCGTTATTATTCCATAACCGTTTGAAGTATCCTTCATAGCAGGCATAAATTGTTTTCATGTCATTTGGAAGATGGCCTTTAACCATATAAAAAAGCCTGCAGGCTTCTTTTTGGGACGGCTTAGCCAATAGTGAAACCATAGCCGACACCACCACCGACTTGTAATGATACGTCGTTCTGTAGTTTTTCAAGTTCGGCTTGTGCTTCTGCTTTTAGTGTTTCACCGTTAAGTGCTGAACCACCTTGTGGACCTGCTATAGTAGCAAACTTACTACGTGCTTCGCCGAGCATGTATTTGCAACTTGCAAGTGTATAATCTTTAATCCATTGGATTGCTAGATAGTCTTTAAGTAGTTCTGAATCTGGACGATAGTTGTAACAATACATCATTACTTCTTCGTCTGCTCTTGGTCTTTGGAGAATAGTTAGTTTCTTTGTAGTACTGTTCCATTTAAATTCAATGAAAGAACCAAACATACGACCAACTAACTCTTGGTATTGACTAAACAAATCATAAGTTGCTAATCCGCCCATGTTAGAACTAGATAGTAAGTATGTGTTAGTATATGCCATGTTAAACGGTTCAAACAATGTTCCGCCGTCACCGCCACCTGAACGAGAACCTATGCTTCTACGGAATAATTTTCTTACTTCCATAATCTCATTGGCTAACGTATATTCATTCTGATCAGGTATTAATTCTAAGAAGATATAAGATTCTTCTACAGCATTATCTGATCTTTGACGATATGTTGTTAATGCTTTGGTTAACGCTGTTTCATAATGAACAGGGTCAAGTTCAACATCGACCATACCACCACCTAACATACTGTGAACATAGTCGAAAATTTCTTGTTTTTGTGTTGCTAAGTCTGTCATATAATTGTTTCTCCAATAGTATTTATCGTATGGCGGCACATAACGATAAATATGTTTATGCCAAGATTAAGTTTATACAAACCCGAAAAAGGTGCAGACTACAAGTTTTTAGATAAACAGATCCTCGAAATGTTTACAGTTGGAGGAACTGACTTATTTGTTCATAAGTATATCGGCCCTAAAAATACATCAGAAGAGGATGCAACAGCAGATCAACCTCATTACGATGTTGTTAAAGAAACCAACATACAAGATATGTTGTTTATGGAAAATAGGGATCGCAAGTATGACGACGATATCTATACTATTAGAGGTATTTACAATGTACAAGACATTGACTTTGATTTAAGCCAATTTGGGCTATTCTTAAGTAATGATACATTGTTTATGACAGTACACATTAATAGTAGTGTAGAAACAATTGGCAGAAAGTTAATGCCGGGTGATGTAATAGAATTACCACACCTTAAAGATGAATATGCTCTTAACGATTATACTGTAGCACTTAAACGTTTCTATGTTATTGAAGATATTAACAGAGCCGCTGAAGGATTTTCACCTACTTGGTATCCACATCTTTATAGATTAAAGTTAAAGCAAATATACGATTCACAAGAATACAAAGATATATTAGATCTACCAGCAGACGAACATGCACCAGGTGGCGATACACTAAGAGATGTATTGTCAACATATGAAAAAGAAATGCAAATTAATGATGCTGTAGTAGCACAAGCAGAAGCAGATGCTCCTAAGTCAGGCTTTGACGTTGCACATTATTATAGTTTAGATTCTAATGCAGACGGTAGTGTTGATCTTAAGAATACCAATGCAGACGGCGAGATACAAGCAAAACCGTCTAGATCCGGTTATCAAGGTTATCTAATAGGTCAAGAGAATGCACCAAACGGAGCAACATTTGGACATGGCATATCATTTCCAACTGATGCTGTTGACGGGGATTATTTCCTTAGAACCGATTTTTTACCAAAACGTCTTTTCCAATATGATGGTACAAGATGGATTAAAGTTGAAGGTGATGTAAGAATGACATTGTCAAACACAAATACAGAGACTACACAAAAGGGTACATTTATTAACAATACAAATACAAACGAAATTGCTGGAGAAACTGTACAAGAACGCAGTAGTTTAAGTAAAGCTCTAAGACCTAAAAAACCAGAGGCTGATATCTAATGCAACATTTTTACGACGGACAAATTAGAAGATACGTAACCCAAATGGTTAGGTTAATGAGTAACTTTAGTTACAAAGATAACGAAAATAAACTTGTAACAGTACCAGTTATGTATGGCGACATTACTAGACAAGTTGGTAGTATTTTGCGTGATAACAGTGAGAACAAACTACCAAGTGTACCTAGAATGGGTGTATATATTCAAGGATTAGAAACAGATTCATCAAGAATATCTGATTCAAGTTATGTTAGTAAGCAACATATTAGGGAACAAAAGTACAATAACGATACACAAACATATGAAGGTATTCAAGGTAAAAATTATACTGTAGAACGATTACATCCTACTCCTTATATTTTAAACTTAAATGTTGACTTATGGACTTCTAACACAGATCAAAAATTACAGTTGATGGAACAAATATTAGTTCTATTTAATCCTACATTAGAAATACAGACTACAGACAATTATATTGACTGGACTAGTTTAACAACAGTAAGTATTACTAGTATTAATTTTAGTAATAGAACTATTCCTGTAGGAACTGAAAGTGAAATTGATGTATCGTCAATGAGTTTTGCTGTACCAATATATATTAGTCCGCCAGTTAAAGTTAAAAAGTTAGGTGTAATAACAAATATTATTGCTAGTATACATGACGAATCTAAAGGCACTATAGAAGTTGATTTATCAACTCCGCAACTTGATGCATGGGACGACTCAATAGTAGTGGGGCGTGTTGACCGAGACGGAAATGAAATATATGAGACTAGTAATAATACTAATGTTACAACAGTTACATATGAAAATCAAGGGATATATGTTGAAGGTAATAGTGTTAAATTAATATACAAAGGTAAAGTTGGCACTGTTGATTGGCGAACACTATTTGAAGCAATGCCAGGATCATACGAAGCAGGTATTTCTCAAATACATTTAAGACGCTTAGATTATCAAGACACTGAATATGCAATAGTTGGTACATTTAGTCTAAACCCATTAGACGAAACACAAATTAGTGTTAACTGGGACGCAGATTCATTACCAGACAATACAGTATTAACAGGCCCAATGGGCGACAGAAGTAATGTAGATTATATTATTGATCCTGCAACAACAGGAACATCAGCATTAAACTTAGGCTCTACTACACCTAGAGTTTTAATACTTAATCCAATTGGCAATGCAATTAATACTGACGGGCCAGACGCATGGAAAAATCAAGACGGGTCAGACTTTGTAGCACAAGCAAATGACATTATTGAATGGGATGGTACTAAATGGCATGTAGTATTTGATGCTTCTGCAAATGATAGTGCAACTGACGTAGTATACATTACTAATCTTACAACTTCAAAACAATACCGTTGGAATAACTCAGAATGGCTACTTTCAGTAGACGGCGAGTATCCAAGAGGCACCTGGAGACTAGCACTTTAAAGATAATTATTTGTATGAGCAAAAAAATTATCTGTAGTGGTGCAATCTTTTACACACTAGAAACTAAACGATTCCTGTTTGTTCGCAGGGCTAATACCAAGCGAGATAATGTTTGGGGATTAGTTGGCGGCACAACTGAAGATAAAGAAACTCCGTGGGAAGGTTTACAACGAGAAATTAAAGAAGAAATAGGTAATGTTCCTAACATTAAAAAAACTATTCCACTTGAAACGTTTGTAAGCAATGATACACAATTCTTGTTTCATACATACTTGTGTGTTATTGACAAAGAATTTATTCCACAACTTAATAAAGAACACGACGGTTATGCGTGGGTCAGTTTTAATAAGTGGCCAAAACCTTTACATTTTGGATTAAAAAATACACTTGAAAGTAAAGTTAATATACGTAAACTTGAAACACTTTTTGAAGTAATCAATTTAATTAATTAGGTATTAAAATGAATGATAATGTAACTAAAACTGAATATGGATATGAAGTATTATGGGCTAATACAGAACATTATTCTAGTAAAATATTAGTATTTGAACACATAGGATCAAAAACTAACATGAGCTTTACTAAGAATACTACTAAGTCGTGGTTTGTTAATAGCGGACAACTTAGAATTAGATGGATTGATACTGAAACAGGTAAACTATATGAAAACGATTTAAATGAAGGTTCAGTGTTTCATGTTCCTCCATTAATGCCTGTTAGTTTAGAATGTTTATATGCAGGAAGTGCTATAGCAGAAACAGCAACCAAATACGATCCTAAAGATGTTTATCACATAATACCTGCAAGTAATATTGAGGCAGACAATGAACAATCTAAAGTTTAGTGAACTTCCAAAATTTCAAAAAGACTTAAAATATTTTACTCAAGAACTTTCTTTAGTATCAAATCCTGCACTTAAAGAAGAATGTAATAAGTTATTAAAAGAATTAGCATCTGAAGCAGCACAAATAGACGCAGGTCACGATCCTGCAAATAACGGATATATTGATCCTCGATCATTACACGAAAATAGAATACGAATAATTGAGATACGTAAGAGATTAACTACTATAGTTAATGATTTAAAGACTGCTTAGTCTTTTAACAGTAATGCTTCCAACCATAGCAGAATGTAGTGTACACTGATATGCAAAACTACCACTAGTATTTTCTGGAATTCTCCAATACAATGTTCCGTCGTCTTGACCCTGTGCATCACTGTCAGCACTTACTGTACCGTCTTCAGCTACATGTAGTAAGTTTGTTGTAAGTGCATTCAAAGATGCATCTTGTATTTCAAACGGATGACCGCCTACACCTAATAAATTAAATGCATATGTATGTCCGGATATTAAATAGATTGATGGATTATTTCCTGCATAATGCGGGTTAAATGTATAAGATGTAGCACCAATGTTGTCTACAGTGAACGTAGTTGCGGCATGTTCAAAAATTCTATCAACTGTTAAAAAGTTTGCATCATTTACATCAGTTAAATTTGAAAATGCAGTAACACCTGATGCACCATTATA